CTATTCTTCACCACCAATCAAATCTATATACCAGGATATTAATTCATATAATTTTTGCTCATGTTTTTTCTGTAATAATAAATTTTTATTTTTTTTCAAAATATTTGCTACTTTAGGCATATCTTTTTCAATATCAAAGCTAAAACTAGTATGTTTAATATTATTCCCAAATAATAATTCACGAACAGAATCTTTATCATTAAAATTAATTTTTGTATCAATATTATTTGCTACCCATGTATTAGTAAGGGTATTTATAATATATTCTTGCTCATCTTCATTTAAAGAAGATGTGTTATCTTCAAATGAATAATTAGATTTAATATAACCTAAAACTTCTAACATCTCTTCATATTTTATATCTAATGCATCTGCTAATTTTTTTAATATTTTTAAATTTGGACTTATCCTTTGACCTTTTTCTAATTTACTTATTTCTGAGTTACTAATACCTGTAATATGAGCCAGTTGCCTTTGAGAATAACCTTTATCTTCTCTAGCACTTATAAGCATATCAGCTAGTATTTCTCTATTTGATAGTTCCATAATTTCCTCCTATAAAAAATATTTTTTTATATTTTAATGTATCTCTAACGTATTATATTATATCGCATTTGTTTGCATATGTAAACAAAATCAAAATTTTGTTGACGATTAAAGACACAAATAGTATAATATAGACAAATGGAAACACTTATAAAGGAGGTGGAAACACTTGCAAGAATATGTTACGGTAAAAGAAGCTTCAGAAATTTTAGGGGTAAGCAAGAGAACTATTTATAGAAAAATAAAAAAAGGTATTATTCCTTGTAAAAAAATTGGTTCTAAAATTATTCGAATACCAAGTAATTATTTAAAGATAAATTAAGGAGGGTACTTATGGAATATTTATATACAGTAGATGAAACTGCTAAATTATTAAAAGTAAATAGAAATATGGTGTACGATTTGATAAATACAGGACATCTTAGAGCAATAAAATTAGGCAGAAAAAAAATACCTGCCTTTGAAATTGAAAGATTTCTAAAACAATACATAGGAAAAGATATGTCAGACCTGAGTAGGGTAGAAGATTTGAAAACAAAAGAAACTGCATAAATAGTACAAGCTTTAAAATAACATAGATTTAAATGATTAATAAAAAAAAGAAATTGGAGGAGTTTTAAAGATGGCAATATTTAGACCAATTCATACAAGCTTTTGGACAGATCCCAAGGTATTAGAGGAAATGACTCCAGAGGATAAATTCTTTTTTTTATATTTACTAAGCAATCCAAATACATCGCAAATAGGAATTTATCAAATAACTCAAAAGCAAATGGCTTTTGAGATGGGATATAGTATTGAAGCAATTAATAGTCTAATGGATAGATTTATTAATAATCATAACCTAATTAGATACAATTCTAAAACTAGAGAAATTGCAATAAAAAATTGGGGAAAATATAACTTTATAAGAGGAGGTAAACCAGTAGAGGATTGTGTAAAAAAACAGTTAGGAGAAGTTAAAGATAAAAGTTTGATAGAGTATATAGCTATAAGAGTAGAAAATATCAAGATAAAAGAGCTATATTTTAATTTTATAAACGATACGTCCTCGTTACGTGAGCGTAATGAGGACAATAATAATAACAATAAAAATAATAATAACAATAAAAATAAAAATAATAACAACAATAAAAATAATAACAATAATATAGATAATTCATATATTAGTTTTTTTAATAATAATTTTCACTTGATTACAGCATATGAATCAGAAATATTAAAAAGTTATGAAAATGATGGAATAGAAATAGATGCTATTACAATAGCTTTAGAAAAGGCAGTAGAAAGTAATGTTAGAGATATTAGATATGTGAAGAAAATTTTAAATACATGGTTAGATAATAATATCAAAACTGTTAAAGAGGTTAGAGCTTTTGATGAGGAATTTAAAAGAAAACAACAAGAAAAAGAAAATAAAAAAATAATTATCCATAAAAAAGAGGACAGGTTTAATGATTGTGACCAAAGAAACTACTCTAAAAAAGACTTAAATGAATTAGAAAAAAAGTTATTAGGATGGAATTAATAAAATGAAGAGTTATAAAATCAAAATTGATGAGGCTATTGAAAAAATAGTTGAAATGTATTTTTGCAATAGCCCATTAAAACAAGCTATAAGTTATGTTTCAAAGTTTCATAAGATTGAAGAAGAATAGTTTACAATTTGAAATTAAGGCGACAGAAAAGAAGGTGATAAATTGAATACAGCGGTAATGTTTAGTAGCGAAACGGACTTATGGGCAACACCACAAGAATTTTACAATGAGTTGAATAAAGAGTTTAATTTTGATCTAGATCCATGTGCTACCTATGAAAATGCTAAGTGTTCTAAATATTTTACCAAAGAAATGGATGGACTAAAACAGGATTGGCAGGGACATAAAGTATTTTGTAATCCTCCATATGGTAGAGGCATAAAAGATTGGGTAGAGAAAGCATACAAAGAATCTAAGAAAGAAAATACAACAGTGGTAATGTTAATACCAGCTAGAACAGATACAAAGTATTTTCATTCTTACATTTATCATAAAGCCAAAGAAATAAGATTTATAAAGGGAAGATTGAAATTTGGCAACGCTAAAAATTCAGCACCATTCCCAAGTATGATTGTAGTGTTTAGGCGGTGAGTAAAATATTTGAATTAAACAAGCTATATAATATTGATTGCATGGAAGGTATGAAACAAATACCAGATAAATATTTTGAGTTAGCTATAGTAGATCCTCCATATTTTGATGGACCGAATAAAAGAAAATATTACGGGAGAACAGTAAATAAGTTAAACATAAAAAGAAAGCAATATAACATTATTGAAGATTGGAGTGTTCCTGGTAAAGAGTACTTCAAAGAATTATTAAGAGTATCTAAAAATCAAATAGTATGGGGTTGTAATTACTTTGATTATTATTTAGGTCCTGGATTAATTATTTGGGATAAGGTAAACGGTAAAAGTTCTTTTAGTGATTGTGAAGTAGCTTACTGCAGTATGCATAACAAAACCAAGATGTTTAGATATATGTGGAATGGAATGATGCAAGGCAAATCAATAAGCGAAGGACATATAATGCAAGGCAATAAAAGCAAAAATGAAATCAGAATACACCCTACTCAAAAACCTGTTAATTTATACAAATGGATATTACTTAATTATGCAAAACAAGGAGATAAAATTTTGGATACTCATGTAGGAAGTGCGAGCAGCTTAATAGCATGCTATGAAATGGGATTTGATTTTTTAGGATTTGAAAAGGATAAAGAAGTTTTTAATCTGGCCAGTAATAGATTAGAAAGCATCATGAACCAGTTAAATATGTTTAATATAATTTAATGTCACAATACAAAGAGGGAGGTTATTTATGAATTTATTAATAGCTAGTTTTATTATCTTGTTGATAATTACAAATTGCATTACATGTGAATTTTCTCATAGAATAGGCTTTAGGCATGGCGAAGAATTTGCAGAGCAAAGAGCAAAGATTAAACAGAATATTGATAAGATGAATTCAAAATTTAAATAGAGGTGTAAGTATGAATATATATCAAAAGAAAATTGCTAAAAGAGCAAAATTAATAAAAAAGCAAACTGGATTCCCTTGGAGTGCTTGTAAAGGGATAGCTAAATATAGAGCACTATATGATTTTATTAGAATATGTGGTTAACGTCACAATACAAAATATTTGAAGGTGATAAATTGAAGAATCAACAACTTTCATTTTTAAAACCTATTGAAAAGCCTATAAAAAAGCATGAAATATATGACGTAACTATATGTGATAGATGTTGCTGTAATCAATGTAAACATAGTGTTGAAATTTGTCCTAATTTAAGTGATAAAGAGTGTAAAACACTTAAATATAGTTGCTTTAATTGTGATGAATGTTATTACTATGGAATGGATAATGAAAATTTAAGCAGGAATAAAATTAAATTTAAATGTGATAAATTTGAAATGTCAAATTACTATAAGGAACTTGAAGCTAAAAGGAAAAGAAAAAGCTTTAAAATAATTTAGTACACAATTCAAACATTAGATCTATGAATGAAATTAAAGTAAAACATGAGGAGGCTTAATATGAAGAAAGATAAGACTAAAGCAGTATTAATGGCTTGTGCAGAAGTTGAAACGGAATTAGATGATTTTAAACTTCAGGAAGCAGAAGCAAAATTAATGAATTTATGTGGGGCATTAGCAGAAGGAACTAAATATAAAAAAGAAATAGATAGATTAGGAGAAAAATATTTAGATGTTTTTAGAAAGAAAAATGTTTAAATAATTAGGAGGAATTATAGGAATATGGAATATTTTTTTGAACATCCTGTTATATCAGGAATCGTATCAGTAGATAATAAAGAATTTATAGATAAATTAAATGGTATAGATTTAAAAGAAGGACAAAAGGTTAATGAAAATCCACCTGTTTATATAAAATCTATTCAAGAAGGTATGATTATTTTAAGTAAAGATAAATAGTGTCACAATTCAAAAAAATTGTATTTTAGAAAGAGGGTAAAAGGTTGGATAAAAAAATAAAGTGTGATTTGTGTGATAAGACAATATTTTATAATAGCAGTATTCCAATGATAAACAAAATAAACAAAAATACCATGGATATTTGTAAAGAATGTTTTGATGAATTTTTTAATAAGTCAGGTTCAAATAAATAACATGAAATAATGATGGAGTTAAGAAGGTGAAAACATGAAGATAACTTTAGATGCAATCTATGTTGGTGAAATTGGAGATAGTCCAATCAAAATAACCTTGGATGACTTAAACCATCTAGCAGATAATCTTAATTTATGGATAGATGATAGGCATTATGTAGTAAAGTTGAAAGAGCTTAAAAAGGCTATAGAATGCATTGAAAAATAAATCACAATACAAAGATATTATAGATTTAAAGGAGAATAGCAAATGGTAGATGTAAAAGCTTTAAAAATGTGGAGTATAAGTATATCAATGTTGGGTGGAAAATCACCAAAAATAAAATATTTATGTGGAAAGTGCGGATCATATAATACGACTAGAATATCACTAGACGCAGTAAATGCAGGAAACCCTTATGTAGTATGTGCATATTGTGGGGAAATCAATAATACTAAACTAACATTAGGATAGTTGATAATTTAAAAGGAGTGAAATATATGGAATATATAAAAGAAGTTAATATAAATGAGGCAGTAGTTCATATATTGGACAACAATAGTGAGGAGCCAGTATTAAATGAATATAAATTAAGATTGGATGATGAATGTTATAAATATATATTAAAACTCATAGATAAATGCTTAAAGGATGAATGTTTAAGATATGCAAAATTTAATGAAGAGAAAAATGTAGTAAAAGAGATTTCACAAGAATATTTAAATGGCCAAAATGATTTATTAGATGTTTCTAAGGAACTAGCTAGACAACTTTTTATATTGATGAAAGGTAATGATAGCATATCATCTTGTGATTTAATGATAGTTTCTATATCAACAGAATATGGGCCAATGTTAGCTATATTAAAAATGGATTATGTTAAAAATTATATTCATGTAGTGGATATGGTAGAAAATAAGGTGGGTATAGATATAGTACCAGAGTTTACAGGATTGCCTGCCAGTGCTCAAAAGATACAAAAATGTGCATTTATAAAACCTATAAGAGAAAATCAAGAATTTAATTTAATGGTCATAGATAAACAGAAGAAAATTAAAACTAGTGAAGAATATGGCTCAAATTATTTTATAAATAAATATCTAGGGTGCAACATAATAGAAAATGAAAGAGATTCTACAAAAGCATTTGTACAAGCTACGGAAAAGTGGTCTAAAATCAATTTGAATGAAGATGCAGCAACATCAGAAAAAATAATAAGAACAGTAGGAAAACTATTAAAAGAAAAAGATACTATAGACATAGAAGAAGTTTCTAATGATATATTTGGCGAAAATTCAGATGCTAAATTAAATTACGAAGGATTTATTGCAGAACAGGGTATAAAAGAAAAAATAGATGTAGACAAAGAATGGGTAGATAAAAAATTTAAAAGAATAAGATTAAAGATAGATAGAGACATAGATTTGTATATAGATAAAGAATCCTATCATGATGATTCAAGGTTTGAGGTAAAAAGAGTAGGGGATGGATCAGTAAATATAATAATTAAAAATGTTTATAATTATATGCAAAAGATAAGTAGAAAATAATAATATAAATTAAAACTAAATAGGTGTAAGGATTAAAGTATATATTCTTGCACCTTAACTGTACTAGTGTATTAGAACTATATTACAATTAGGAGAGATGTTATGAAAATTGAGCCAGGATATATTAACTTTGGGAATCAAATAGTTATATTTAACTTAATTAAATATATGAATAAAGAAAAAGAAATTAATAAGTCTTTAAAGAAAAATCGAGATAAAGAAGTGAAAATAGAAAAATAAAATTATTAGAGACATTATAACGTTTGTCTCAGTGGTGATAGGAGGGAAAAAGATGTGCAATACAAGTAGTAAAGAAGAAGTTGTAATTAAATTAGTTGGAAAGTTATCTTTAGAATTTCCAGAAATAGATCAATTGAAAGTCAGAAGTATAGCAGAGGAAGTGTTGTATAAATATCATGTATTGCCGCAGGAGACAGCGTTGGTAGCGAGTGACATAGAGGAAAAAATAAGTATATATTTAGCAGCTAAAAAATTAGATGGGTTGAGTTTAAAGACATTAAAAAATTATAAATATAATTTAGCAATATTTGCGGATTATTTAAGAAAACCATTGGCAACTATAAATGCAATGGACCTAAGAATGTTTTTAGCACAAAGATGTAAACATATGAAAGCAAGTAGCGTAAATGGTCAAATATCTATATTGAAAAGTTTTTTCGGGTGGTTGCATATGGAAGAATATATACCTAAGAATCCAAGTTTAAAATTAAAACAGACTAAGCAGCCTAAAAGGGTAAGACATGCTTTGAATGAAGAAGAAATAGAAATCTTAAGACAAGCCTGTGAAACAGATAGAGAAAAAGCCTTAATTGAGTTTTTAATAAGTACTGGATGTAGATTATCAGAGGTAATAGGAGTTAATAAAACAGATATAGATTGGAATGAAATGAGCTTGTTTGTAATTGGTAAGGGTGATAAAGAACGGAAGGTTTATTTTAATACAAAAGCTAAAATTTTATTAAAAAAATATTTACTAACTAGAAGTGATGAAAATATAGCCTTATTTGTAACAAGCAAGAAACCGCATAATAGGTTAGGAGGTAGAAGCATACAAAGAGAAATTAAAAATATTGCCATAAGAGCTAAAACAGATAAATCTATTTACCCACACCTATTTAGGCACTCTTTTGCTACACATAAGTTAAATTCGGGAATGCCATTGCCAGTTATACAACACCTCATGGGACATGAAAATCCGTCTACTACACAGGTATATGCAGAATTAAGTGAAGAAAATGTAATGCATGAATATAAAAAAATATCTTAAGGAGTGTAACTATGGTTAAAATGAGAGGAAAAGTAAGAGTACTTATATTACCATATAAAGATTTTAAACATAGAATTAAGCTTACTAAGTATTATGAAAAAGATTATAGTATAGAAAACATGAATGGTTATTTATATATGGTTAGGAGGAACAAACGTGTTTAAGAGAGGAGAGTATTCAATCAAAGAGGAAAACTTCATAAAAGATAATTATTTAAAAATGAGCAATAAACAGCTTGCTAAAGAATTAAATAGAAATATTCAATCTATTAGTAATAAATTAATATCCTTAGGTTTATATAGATTTGATTTTAATAAAAAATTATCAATATCCACTCCAGATGAAGGGACCATTAAAATAAAAAATAAGTTTAAAGTTGATAAAGAACAAGCAAAATTAATTTATAAAAACTGGAGAAAAAATTATATAAAAAGTAGGGTGATATAAAATGCTAGAAACTATATTGGGAACTATAGCTATAGTTAGTGTGACTATGTTAATAGCAATTAGAAAAGTTAAGAAAGATAAGAATGTTTTATGTAATTACAATTGCGAAAATTGTGGAGAGCAAGATGTGTGTTGTATAAAAAAGGAGGGTAAGAATGAAAGAAACCTATAAAAATTTATTAGAACTGATTAAAATAAATGAAAACATAAAACACAATTGTGAAAACAATTTAAAATTAATAGAGAAATTTTTATTAAAACAAGGTCCAAAAGGGTTTCCTAGTGGTACAAGTTATTTAGATGCTGATTGTATCCATGGGAGCAAAGGGGAAATGCATGTAGAAGACTATGGCAGATTAATGAGTGAATGTGAAAAACTTAAAAATATGATTTTTTTACAAGATAATATTCTGAAAGGACTTTATGAAACTAAGAAAAATATAGATGAAAAATTAAAGAATCTAGAGGGAATTGAATATAAGGTAGCTTATTTAAAATTAGTTAAAGGGTATACAATAAATGATATTGCAAAGGAGCTTCACATAAGTGAAGTATATGCAAAAAAAATAAGTGCCAAAATATAAAGAGTATACTTTTTATATACTTTATTTTTTAAAAAAAGTGTTACAATGGTAGTATGGAAAAAGCAGGAACTTATCGTACAAGGTAACTGCAAAATAAAAAAATAAACATATTGTGTATGTACTAAAAGCGCTTAAGGTAAATTAAAACCTTAGGTGTTTTTTATTTATGAAAGGATGTGAGGATATGCTAAGTATGTATACAAGTTATATATGTTGTATTTGTAAAAAAGAATTTGTTTTATTAAGTGAAGATGTAGAGAATATAAAAGGATACTTAGTATGTCCTTATTGTTCAAGCAGAAAAATTAAAAAGCAAAAAATAACAGATAACTTAAAGGAATGTATGCAAGAGAAAGCTTACAAGAGAATCAATGGGGCAATAAGGCAGGTGACAAGATAAATGAATTTTGTCGAGCCTATAAGAGATACCCAAAAAGTTAGGGATATCCAGGAATACTTAAAGCGTACTAATGAAAGAAATTACATTTTATTTATTACAGGAATTTATACTGGATTAAGAATATCTGATATATTAAGACTTAAAGTTCAAGATGTTAAGGGTAAAAGGTTTATATACTTAAGGGAGAAAAAAACATCTAAGCAAAATATAATAGAGATTAATAAGCTTTTAGAAAAAGAATACAAGTGGTACTGCTCAGATAAAGAACTGGATGAATACTTAGTTAGAAGTAGAGAAGGAGTTAACAAACCACTATCGAGGGTAAGAGCTTATGAAATAATTAAGAATGTTGGAAAAGATTTTGGAATAGAGAACCTAGGGACACATACCTTAAGAAAAACTTTTGGGTATCATTATTATAAACAAAGAAAGGATATAGGAACTCTCATGAAAATGTTTAATCACAGTTCTCCGTCAATAACATTGAGGTACATTGGAATAATTCAAGATGAAATGAATAAAGCCAGAAGAAACTTTACTATCTAAATCTTTTTTAAAACAGTAAAGTTTAACATAATGAGCCTATGTTAAATTGATTTTTGCTAAATTGTATTAAAGCATTGAAAAATAAATGCTTAAGATATATAAGAACAGTTTAACAGAATATTAGATATGTTTGATTAGATAAGTAAAAAGAGAGGTGTTACTATTGGTAAGCTGTAATAAGTGTAATAAAGATTTTGAAATTGAAATTAAAACAAAATATTATTATAAATTGGAGATTCAATACTTTATATGTCCTCATTGTGGAAAGAAATATACTTATGCGGTTATAGATAATCATATAAGAGAAAAGCGTAAAGAGTTAAATAATATAAAAGAGAAGATAAAGCAATGCACTGAAGATAAACAAGTTAATAAGCTTGTCAAAGAACAGCAAAAAATAATAAGAAGTATGAAAAAATACAGCGATGATTATATTAAGAGATTAGAAGTAGGCACTCAATAGAGTGTCTTTTTATTTGGAGGTATAGGGTTGGAAGATATAAAGTTATTAAAAATAGATTATGAGTATTTAATTCTTATGCCAATGGAAGAAAAAGTGTTACAAGGATACAATATTGAGTTTGACTATAAAAGTTTGAGACAATGCAAGATTTACATTAAAACAAATAAAGAGTTAAATGTAAAGGAAATAAAAGAAAGAATATGGGGGGAGATAAGATGAAAATATTAGCATGGATTGGTCTGGTAATGGCAGTTCTAAATTCAATAATAAAATTAAAACAAACTTTTACAGATAAAGAAATCAGCAGTAGGGTTCTATATTTTATAGGAACATTGATACATTCTTTATTGATGTATTTCTTTTTCATGTATTTGTTTAGGTAGGGTTTAAGCATTAGGTAAAGTAAATAAGAACTTGGGGTTATATAAATGAGAAAAATAATAATATTATTAATAATTCTCTTGGAGTTGTGTACTGTTTTGTGTGGCTGTAGTACTAAATATGAATCAGCTGGTGAGGTAGAAGCTACTGTAACCAGTAAAGAGTATAGGGAAAGCAATATAACTATGATACCAATGACAATATCAAATGGGAAAACTATAACTATCACAATGAGCCCACAGATTAATCCAGAAAAATATAAGGTAAAACTTAAATACAAAGATATAATTACAATAATTGATGATAAAAAGGTATACGAAAGTGTACAAACAGGAGATAAGATAAAGGTTAATCATTATATTTTAAGTGATAAGAAGAAAGAAAAGATAAGTTATGGAGGGAAATAAAATGGGTAAAATATTATATGAATGTAAGAAATGTGGGAAAGCTTTTATTATTAATGGAAATAAAGACGGGTTAAATTGCTATAAGTGTAAAGGAACACTAATGCCTTTAGGTTATATAGATGAACTGCAAAACAGTATAGGAACAATGAAAGACAAGATAGAAAATGCAGATAAACGATATATGCCAAATAAAAAAAGCAAAGTAAAAGATTTAACAATAAAGATAAACTTAGATACAACAGAGTTTGAAAAGAAATTAGATAGAATAGAAAAGAAGTTAGAGGAAATAAATTACTTAGAGGTAGCAAGCAGATTATCAAAAATAGCACTCAAAAGTGTAGAGACTGCATTAGAATTTGAGGAATCTTTAAATAAAGTTAAGAACATAGTAATAAACAATACTTATAACAATAGCAAATAAGGCAATATGCTATGAGGAAAGAATTACTTAAAGCGATTGAGCAGGGCTATGTTAAGACATTTTATAAAAGTGGTGAATGGATAAATAAAAGAAAAGATATAATCAAAAGAGATAAGAATGAATGTCAAAGATGTAAAGATAATGGAGGTTACCATAGAGCTGAATGTGTTCATCACATTAAACACCTAAGAGATAGACCAGATCTGGCGTTAACAGATAGTAACCTCATAAGCTTATGCTATACATGTCACAATGAAGTTCATCCAGAGAAGTTGCATAAGAATTATAAGCCTAAATTTAGGAATAAAGAACGTTGGTAAACCTTGATATTACTACCCCCAGTTTGAAATTTCAATTTTTTCGGAGAGCTAAAAGACCGGTGGAGTACCCGACAAAAGATATTTTTTTAAAAGTCTTGCGTGATAGGGGGGTGCAACCCAATAAAATAAAGGATGCAATTTTCAAAAATAGACTAGAATTGAGGTGGTGATTTTGAATGAAAAGGAAAGTTTAATAATTAAAGAGAAAGCTTATAAAGACTACATTAGCGGAATGAAGTATAAAGATATAGCAGATAAATATAATATATCTATTAATACAGTAAAATCATGGAAACGTAGATTGAATTGGCAGAGAAAAATGGACACAAAAAAGGGTGCAAAGTTGCAAGAGGTGCAGCAGTTAGCAAAAGAGATTAAAGAAGATTTGCTAAACCAATTAAAAGGAAATGAAATCTATGGAAAACACTACGAGGATCTAGTGAATGACTACATGGCTTTATGGGATATTAAAAATAGACTCATATTAGATATAAGAGATAGAGGGGTATCTATAGAGTGGAATAATGGTAAACAATTAGGTAGGAAGAAAAATGACAGTATACCAGAACTTAATAAAACAAGCGCTCAAATGCTTAAAATTTTAGCAGAATTAGGATTAAAACCATCACCAAAAGAAAATGGTAGTGATGATGATGACGAAATGTAATAAATATAAATTTAATAAGTATATTGATGATTATATGAATAAGATTCGTAGTGGTGAAATACCTTCGAGTAAAGAACTTAAACAGGCTATGGATTTAATTGAAGAAAAGCTAAGTAATTCAGATGTAATTATAAAACATGATATGATTGATAAAGCTATAGAGCTTACCGAACGATACTTCGATATGAAGCTATTGAATTGGGAGCTTTTTTTATTCGCTCTAATTCATTGTTACTATGAATCAACAGATATGGTTGTTTTTGATGAATTTTTAATAGTTATGGGTAGGGGTAATGGTAAGAATGGATTTATAAGTCCTGTAGCTTGGTATTTGACTACACATTATCATGGAATAAAAGGCTATAACGTAGATATTATAGCAAATTCAGAAGACCAAGCAATGACGAGCTTTAATGATATTTATGAAGTCCTAGAAAATACATGGAAAAAGTCTAAAAAGTTTTTTACTAAGACTAAACAATTAATAACTAATAAGAAAACTAAAAGTTATATAACATTTAATACATCCAATGCTAAAACTAAAGATGGTAAGAGATCAGCTTGTTTAATTTTTGATGAAATACATGAATATGAAAACTATGACACTATAAAAGTTTTCACAAGTGGTTTTGGTAAGAGAAAGCATTCTAGGATATTTTATATAACTACTAATGGATATGTAAGAGATGGAGTTTTAGATGAGCAATTAAGAATAGCCAAGGATGTATTGAATGGAAAAATAAGAGACTTAGGATTATGTCCACTAATTTATAAAATAGATAATAAAAAAGAAGTTGAAAATCCTGATTTATGGATAAAAGCTAATCCATCATTACCTTTCTTTCCAAACTTAAAAAAAGAAATGGACAAGGCTTTTATAAAAATGAAGTATCAACTTCATATAGCCATAGATTTTCTTACTAAAAGAATGAATTTACCCGCGCAGGATAATTTTACTTGTGCAGTTCCTTGGGACAAAATTATTAAAACAAATAGAGAAATACCATACAAAGATTTACAAGGTATGCAATGCTTAGGTGCTCTTGATTATGCTATGGTAACTGACTTTGCTAGTTGTGGATTACTATTTAAATACAATGGATTAAGATATTGGATAGAGCATACTTTTGTATGTCATAAGGCTTTGGAGGTAGAGAGTAGGCCTATAAAGTTTCCTGTTAATGATATGGTGGAAAAAGGATTAATAACAATAGTAAATGGGGATAGCATTACTCCAGATATTATTGCTGAATGGTTTCTTGAGCAACAGAAGAAATATAACATAATTGATATATTAGCAGATGATTATAGAGAAAAATTATTGAAAGCGAAATTTAATGAAGTTGGCTTACCACTTCATACAGTAAGAAGTGGTCCTATAACTCATGCAAAAGTTGCTCCTTTAATAGAGAGTATATTTGCAGAAGAACAAATAGTTTTTGGAGATAATCCAACAATGAGATGGTATATAAACAATACTTATCAAGAATTAGATAAGAAAGGAAATATTACTTATAAAAAAATAGAGCCAAAAACAAGAAAGACAGATGGTTTCTTTGCCCTCATACACGTACTTAGCAAGGATGAGGAATTGAAAGAGCAAACAGGGTATATGAGGTTAGATGTTCATACATATTAACATGAAAGGGGGTGAGGAATTGGGATAAGTAGTTGGTTTTTAAATCTATTTGGTAAAAATAAAATAGTTCAACTTGATGGAGAGTACGGATCACTTGAAGGGGAACTGTTTTATAAGCAATTAGCTATAGAAAGTTGTATAAATATAATTGCAAATTGTATTTCAAATTGTGAATTTCTTACTTATGAAAATGGAAAGGAAGTAAGAAAAGAAAATTATTATTTATTTAATGTTAGACCTAATCAAAATTTATCATCTAGTGAATTTTGGAGGAAAGCAATTTATAAACTATTTATAGATAATGAATTATTAATAGTACAAGTTAATGATAACTTTTATATAGCTGATAAATTTAATACAACAGAATATGCATTGAAGGATAATACTTATAGTGATGTTATAGTTGATGACTATCCTTTAAAAGATATATTCAAGGAAAGTGATGTATTTCATCTAACTTTAAATAATTCTAAGGTAAAAAATCTCATTGACGGATTATATGTAGGATATGCCAAACTTATTAAAGCTGGACAGGTAAGTTATATAAAATCAAAAACAAGGCGTGGAACATTAAACATAGATAGTAATTATCCTCAAACAGAAGATGCTCAAGCGGATTTACAAGATTTAATGAATAATAAATTTAAAACATTCTTTCAATCAGAAAAAGATGTTGTATTGCCACTTCAAAAAGGTTTATCTTACAATGAATTAGGATTGAATAATAAAGGTAAATCTGTTGGTGAAGTTAGAGATGTACGATCTTATATAAATGATATTTTTGATTTTGTGGGGATTGCATTTAACGTGCCGCCACAACTTATAAAAAATGATATAGCTGATACTGATAATGCTATTACTAATTTACTTATGTTTTGTATTAATCCATTAGCAAAATTAATTTCTAATGAAATTAATATGAAGTTCTATCCTAAAGAACAATATTTAAATAGGACTTATACAAAACTTGATACCAGCAGAATAAGAGTTACAACATTAAAAGATATTGCTAATGCTTTAGATATTTTAACTAGAAATGGTATAAATGAAGTGGATGATAATTTAATAGCTTTAGGAAGAGAGCCTAAAGGTGGAGAGATAGGAAAACAAAGATTTATAACAAAAAACTATATGCCTATTAAAGAAATGGTAAAGGAGGGAGCTTAAATATGGATAATATAAAAATTCCTAAGATACAAACTAAGCTGCAAGTAAATAACTCTATTGAAAATGATGTGGCTGAAATGTATTTATATGGGACTATAAGAAAAGCATATTGGTGGGAAAATGAAGATGATTGCATTAGTTCTAATCGTGTTAAAAATGCACTTGCGGATTTAAAAGATAAAGACATCAATATTCATATCAATAGTCCAGGCGGAGATGTATTTGAATCTATATCGATATGCAATTTATTTAAGCAACATAAAGGAAATATAACAGTTATTGTAGATGCTGTAGCTGCATCTGGTGCTAGTGTTATTTCTACTGGAGCAGATAAAGTTATAATGTTTTCTAATAGTATGATGATGATTCATAAGGCTTGGACATGTACAGATGGAAATGCAGATGATTTAAGAAAAGTTGCTGCAGATTTAGATAAAATGGATAGTGCAGTTTTAGCATCTTACAAAGATAGATTCGTAGGCACAGAGGAAGAATTAAAAGCATTAATAAAAGAGTCAAACTGGTATACGGCCGAGGAATGTAAGTTACTTGGATTTTGTGATGAGATACTAGATAAACAACAGGATCCGGAAGAACCTAGTCAAGAAGATATTAAAAATTCTATTTTAAATAAGTATATGAATAAAGTTAAAGAACCACATGAACCTAAACAGGGGCTTAAAGTGGTACAAAATAAAAATAAACAAGCTATACAAAATTTATTAAAAAATTTAGGAGGTATTAACTAATGGGAATGATTAATCCAGATTTACAAAATAAAATACAGGCGGAAACACAAGAAAAAATTAAAAATGCATTAGAAACTGGTAAGACAGAGGATTTATCTAATGCAATAGTAGCTATGGCTACAGATATTGAAACCAACATAATGAAACAAGCGAAAGCTGCTATAAATGAAGATTTAAATGATAAGGCTGTATTAAATAAAAGAGGTTTAAATCCTTTAACTGGGGAAGAAACAAAATACTACAATGAAGTAATATCAAAAGGCGGATTTAATGGTATAGAAGAACTAATGCCTAAAACTGTAATAGATAGAGTATTTGAGGATTTAGAAAAAGAACATCCTTTGTTATCTAAGATAGACTTTGTTAATACCACAGGAATAACGGAATGGATAACTAGAACTAAAGAGGTTGAAGCGGCATGGTGGGGACCACTTGCGGATGAAATTAAAAGGAAATTAGATAATGGATTTAAGAAAGAAAAGACTAACTTATTTAAACTAAGTGCTTATATTCCGGTTACTAAATCTATGCTTGATTTGGGACCACAATGGCTAGATAAATTTGTAAGAGCAATGCTTACTGAATCTATGGCTATTGCTTTAGAATTAGCTATTGTAGCAGGAACAGGAAAAGAACAACCCATAGGAATGTTAAAAGATTTATCTGCAGCAGTAACAGATGGAGTATATTCAGATAAAGTAGCTACTAAATTAACAGACTTTTCTCCAGCGACTTTAGGTAAAAACATCATGGCTCCACTTACTAAAGAAGGAACTAGAAATGTAACGGGAGTTATAATGGTAGTTAATCCGGTGGATTATTGGGAAAAAATCTTTGGACAAACTACTTTTTTAACTGCATCAGGAACTTATGTATATGGATTATTACCAATCCCAGGAGATATAGTACAATCTGTTGCGGTTCCAAAGGGTAAAATGATAGTTGGTATGGCAAAAGATTATTTTATGGGGATAGGATCTAGTCAAAAAATTGAGTATTCTGATCAGTATCATTTCCTAGAAGATGAAAGAGTATACCTTGCCAAGCAATATGGCAATGGTAAGCCAAAAGATAATGATAGCTTCTTAGTTTTTGATATAAGCAATTTAGAAACAGAACCACCAAAAGCTACTAAGGCTAAGTAGGTGTGATAAATGCTTGAAGAGTTAAAAAAATATCTTAGAGAAGAAGATAACGAGGATATTTTAAGCGATATATTAAAAGATGGAGAAAAATATTTAAATAGATTAGCTGGGATTGAGTTGGATTATTCTAATAATATTCTGGCTAAAACTCTTTTATTAGACTATTGTAGATATAAATATAATAATGCAAGTGAATATTTCTTAGAAAACTTTAGAGAAGATATTTTAAGTTTACAACTTGAAAGTGCGGTGAAAGACTATGTTAAACAAAACGCAAGTGATGAAGAAACTAGCACGAACCAAGAATAAGAAAATTAAAATTATGATAACTAATGAAAATGCTACTGATGAAGATGGATATCCTATTGAAAGTGAGAAGACTATCAAACCTGTATATGCTAATGTAAAAAGCCTTAGAGGAAAAGAGTTTTATCAGGCTAGTCAAGTTAATGCGCAAGATGATAAGATTTTTTATATTAATTATTTCCCTGGTTTAAGTGCAAAGGCTCAAATAGAATATAAAAATGAAATATATGAAATAATTGCACCACCAATCAATATAGATGAAGCGAATATGGAATATGAGATCAGAACAAGGTTGGTGAAAGCTAGTGGCTAGTATGGAATTAGATGGAATGGATAACTTAATTAGAAAAATAGAAGATATGGGCAAAAAAGGCGTAAGAGTAGAAAATGCTGCATTAAAAAAAGCTGGAGAATTAATTGTGGAAGAGGCTAAAAATAACGTTCCGTTTAGAAAAGGGAAACTTAAAGAAGGGTTAAAAGTATCTGGTGTTCGTAAAAAGAATGGAAATAAATTTGTTTTAGCTGGAATACAAAAAGGAGATAATTCTAAAATATTCTATGGAAAGTTTTTAGAGTTTGGTACAAGCAAAATGAAGGCACGTCCATTTATGGCCCCAGCATATGAATCTAAAAAGGAAGAAGCAAAAGAAATAATAAAACAAGAATTGAAAAATGCTTTAAATTTAGAATAAAAGCTTAGGAATAATAAGGCATTTACTATATTAAAGAAAAACTTTTTTCTAAAATTTCAGTAGAAAGAGGGTGCTAGTTTTGTGAGTATAAACAAATTAATAATAGATACCCTTAAACCTCTAAACGTTCCAGTAAATTTTCAAACCTATGAGGGAAAAGAAGAAACGTATGTAACTTTCTTCACGTATTTAGAACAGGGTGAAGGATATTCAGATGATTTAGAAGAAGATACTGGATTCTATGTGCAGATAGATTTATGGTCTAAAGGCAATTTAGAAAAATTAAAAGAATATACAGTAAAATTATTAAATGCGAATGGATTTATAAAAAGAACAATTCATGACGCGCCATATGAACCCGATACTAAAATTTATCACAAAGTATTGAGGTTCTTTTTTAATGTTAAAAATGAGGAGGATGAATAATGAGAGAAATAGGATTTAGGAAACCAACTGTAGCACCAGTAACAGATAATACAGAAGAAACATATACAGCTGGAGAGTTAGTTAGATTAGGTAGAGGACTAGAATGTAAAATAGATAGGAAGCAAGATAAAGTTGAATGGGAAAGTGACGATACGGTGGAAAAAGTAATATACGGAGATCCAGCTTATGATGTAACAATAACAATAAATGAGCTAACAGATAAAGTTAAATGTACTTTATTCGGAGGAGAAATAATAAAGGGAGTATATGTACCACCAGCCAATAGTGTTCCTCAAGAAGTTGCTTACCTAGATGAAGTGCTTAGAGATGATGGAACATATAAAAAAAGATGCTTATATGTTGGGACATTTAGTTTGCCTAGTGATGATAATAAAACAAAGACTAAGAAGCCAGACAGCAAAGGAGTACAATTAAAAGGAACTTTTTATAGAAGATTAAAAGATGGTTTGCCAGAGATAACCTTAGATGGGGCAGAACCAGATAGAGATAAGGAATTAGAAAAGGCTTGGTTTACTAAAGTGCCGGAACCACCAAAAAAAGATACAGTGCAAGAATAATTTATTAAAGATTTTTAGGAGGATTAATAATGGAAATAACATTAAAAATAGATGATAAGGATAAAACTTTTATAGCACCATTTATAGGCGCTAGGATGTTAAAAAGATCATTAGCTTTAAGTAAGAAATTTCAAGGTGGAATGGATGAATCTATTATGGATGAAATCGCCACATATTTAGTAGATGTTTATGGAAAGCAATTTACAATGGATGAATTATATGATGGATTCCCAGCTAAAAAGTTTTTCAATAAAGCATTTGAAGATTTGAATGAAGTAATAGGAGGCTTGGAAGAGAAAGTAAAAAACTAAGTACTGGGGAAGAGGAAGGTGAAGGCACTCTTACCCCAGAAGAATTTATGTTAAATCTGTATAGTGATCTTATAGATAAAGGATGGACTATGACTGATATAGATAATATGGATATATTTTATTACTTTGATATATTAGCTTATAAAATTAAAATAAAAAAAGATAAACAGGAAGGTAATATATTAAAAGGTCTTCCTGAAGATGATTAAAGACTAGGAGTAATTCCTGGTCTTTTTATTTTAATTGAAAGGAGCGTATTAAATGTATTGCAAATTAAAGTCACCTGTTAAAGTTGAAAAAATAAATAAAATTGAGGTTTTAACAGATGGTGTTGGCAACCAAACAGCTATAAATAGAACTGAGTACAGATGTATATTTACCAATGGATTTTATATTGAATTGGATGAAGGTAATTTCAAATCTATGTTTAGTCTCATATAAGTTAAGTTTCTAAAGATCATATTAGAAAGGAGGTAAATGAATGGCAGAAGATGTAGGAAGTTTAGTTGTTAAAGTAGCTATGGATAATTCTAATTTTCAACAAGAAATACAAAATTTGAATCGTTCCATGAAGGTAATCCAAAGTGAATTTAAAAATGCAACATCTGGACTTAAAGATCATGGAAAGGGTCTAGATGGGCTTAAATCTAAACAAGAAATGCTTGGTAGGTCTATAGATGTGCAATCTAAGATAGTAGAGCAGTATAAAGATAGATTAAAAAAATCTAAGGAAACCCTTAGTAAAAACTCTGAGGCACAGGTAAAGTTAAAAGAAAAAGTAGAAGCTGCTAAAAATGCTTACGAACAAAGCAAAAAAGTATTAGGCGAAAATGATGATAAAACTAAGGAATTAAAAAAATCTTATGAGCAATTAAGTGATAAATACTCTAAAAATGAGGAGAAGTTAAGAAATAACGTAAAAGCTATTGATAACTGGACAGTAAAAGCCAATAGTGCTGAGGCTAAATTGAAGGAACTAAAGAGTGAATATGGTGCTACTGGTGAGAAAATTGAAGAGCTTAAAAATAAATTATCAGGTGCTAATAAAGAAGTAGAAAAACAAGTATCTAAGTTTGAAAAATTATCTACCAAGTTAAATGGAATAGGTAAAAAGTTTGAATCTGTAGGAAAGAAAATGGAATCCGTAGGTAAGGATATGAGCACAAAGATAAGTGCTCCAATAGCAGGAATAGGAGTACTAGCTTCTAAAATTGGAATGGATTTTGAAGCTAGTATGTCTAATGTATCTGCTTTAAGTGGAAATACAGGAAAAGACTTAAAACAATTAGAAACAGCAGCAAGAAATGCTGGTGCAAGTACAAGTAAAAGTGCTAAAGATGCTGCTGATGCATTAGGATATATGGCACTTGCAGGATATGACAATAAACAGATGATGGAAGCATTAATGCCAGTATTAAGATTGTCTGAAGCTGGGAATTTAGATTTAGCACGTACTTCTGATTTAGTAACAGATTCTTTAAGTTCTCTAGGAAAAAGCACTAAAGACCTCCCAGTATATCTTGACCAAGTTGCTAAAACCGCCGCAAGTAGTAATACAAATATAGATGCACTTATGGAAGGATTAATTGTTTGCGGTGGCACAGTTAAAAATTTAAATGTACCTTTAGATGAAGCAAATACGCTCTTAGGAACATTAGCAAATAGAGGTATTAAAGGCTCAGAAGCAGGTAATAGTTTTAACTCTATATTAATAAATCTTACTTCTGGTGCTGGTCAAGCAGGAGAAGCTATGGAGAAGCTTGGTTTAAGTGCCTTTGATAGTAATGGCAAATTTAAAGGCGTTACTCAAGTGCTTTTAGAACTTAAAGAAAAAACTAAAAACATGACAGAAGAACAAAGAAATATGTATTTAGCTATGATTGGTGGTAAAACTCAAATTACAACATTACAAGCTTTATTGTCCGGTGTTGGAGAAGAATATGGAGATTTAAGAGGGAAAATACAAGATAGCAATGGTGCATTAGATAAAATGGCTAAGACTATGCAGGATAACAATAAAGGCTCTATTACTGCTCTTAAATCTGCGCTAGAGGAGCTGGGAATTAAAATATACGATATTTTAAAACCTAAAATCGCAGCTATAACTCAAAAACTACAAGAATGGACTAATAAATTAAATAGTTTAACTCCAGCACAACAACAAACTATAGTTAAGATAGCTTCTATGGTAGCAGCTATGGGCCCTCTATTGTTAATAGGAGGTAAGTTAGCTAAAGGTATCGGTAATATTTGCAAGGCATTTAGTACAGTTAGTGGAGCGATAGCGGTTGCAAAAACAGGAGCAGAAGCAGCAACTCCGGCTATAGGTGCATTAGCTAAAGTATTTGCACTTTTAAATCTTAAAATCATATTAATTGCTGCAGCAATCGGTGGTCTTATCTATGTAGGTAAAAAAGTTTATGATTACTTTAGTTCAGATTGTGTTAAATCAGTAGATTTATTTGCGGATAAAACTGAAAAAACAGCACAAAGAGTTAAAGCAGCAAATGGGCAAATGGTAACTGTTTATGGACAAACTACAACTAAAATTTCAGAGCAAACTAAAAAGGCTGTTGGATCTTATATGGAGCTAGATAAAGGAGCTACAAAAAGCCTTACAAATCTATATACCAATGGAATTAAAATAACACAGAAAAACGGAAAACAGTTACAAGATACTTATAATCAAATGAATACAGAGATTAAAAAAGGAATAGATAAACAACATCAAGATAGGATAAAAGGTATTCAAAAGTTTTTTAAAAATAGTAAGTCCATAACAGACAAAGAAAAGACTCAAATTATTGCTAAAGAACAACAACATAATGCAAAAATGCAATCAAACCAGCAAGCTTTAGCTAATAAAATCAATACAATAATTCAAAATGCAGCTAGTAAAAATAGACAGTTAAAAGCAGAAGAAGTAAAGGAAATTGAAGTATGTCAAAAGCAAATGCAAGAAAATGCCGTTAAACACTTATCTGAAAGTGAAACAGAATCCAAGGTTATAATGGAGAGGGTAAAAAGCTATAACGGCCGCATGAGCGCTGAGCAGGCAAGTGAAGTTATTAAAAACGCAGAATCACAAAGGGTAAAAACTGTAGATCAAGCTAATAAACAATTTTTAGAAACAAAAGCTAATATTGAAAATATGCGAGATGTAACAGGAAGCATAACTAAAGAACAGGCTGATAAAATGATAAAGGAAGCGGAAAAACAAAGAGACGGGAGCGTAAAAAAAGCAGATGAATTAAAGCAAGGTGTAGTTACTAAAGTAAAAGAAATGAATTCTGATGTTATCAAAGATGTTGATACTTCAGATGGACATATAAAAACTACTTGGGAAAAAACAAAAGAATCAGTTTCTACAAAAGCACAGGAAATGAAAAATTCTGTGGTTGAAGCGTTTAACCAAAAGAAAAAAGAGGTAACTGATAAGGGTAACGAAATAAAAGAAAGTATAACCACAAAATGGAATGAAACAGTAGAATGGTTTAACACACTTCCAAGTAGGCTTAGAGAAAAAGCTCATAATATGTTTGAAAGTATGCGACAAGGAATAAATGAAAAAATGGCAAGTGTGAAACAAAGCGCTACAGATATTGGAGAAAGTATTAAAAATGCTTTTACATCTATTCCAGAAAAGATGCGTACTATTGGCCATGATATAATGGAAGGTCTTAAAAATGGAATTAGAAATAGAATAGATTCTATTAAGGAAGCTGCTAGTGAAGCAGCAAGAGCAGTAGAGGAAAAGGTTAAAACTGTTTTAGATATTCATTCGCCTTCCAGAGTTATGATGGAGTTAGGTAAATACACTAGCCAAGGATTGGCCTTAGGTATATTAGAAGATATAGATAAAGTAGAGAAAGCTGCTTCATTAGCAGCTCAAACTATTAAAGATATAATAGAAGGTAAACTATCAGATGTGAAAGTGAAAACTAATACTAACGATAGAGAAATAAAAGATAGATTAGCAAGACAATTAAATTGGGGTGCTAATAATAAAGCGGAGTATCAGAAGTATTTGGAATTTATAAATAAACTTAATAAAGAAGAGGTAGAACAAAGTAAAGAATATCTGAAGGAAGATTACGAAAACCGTGTTAAAAGTCTTGATGATAGATTAAGAATACTTAAAAATGAAAATAGCCTAGAATTGCAAACAGAAAAGGCCAGAATAGATGCTCAAATATCGTACTATCAAAATTTACAAAGGAGCACTAAAGATAAGAAGGCTAAATCTAATTATTCTAATCAAATAGCAAGCCTAAGACAATACCAAAAACAAGTATTAAATACTACTAAAGCTAATCAAAAGGCACAGGTAGATAGCTTGGAAAGGTCTAAGAAAGCACTGGAAGAGTATTACAAAGACGGCTTAAATTTATTAGAAAAAAGAGAAGATGCAGTAAAGAAATCATTAAAAGTTCAAGAGAATACTTTTAAAGATCTAATAATTACTTATGATATTGCAATTAAGACTTTAAGTATAAAAACAGGAGATTTAATAAAAGATTTAGAAAATCAAGAGGCTATAGTAGTTGTGCAATCTAAAAAGGTTGAAGATTTACGAAATAGGTATGAAGATTTAGCATATACTTTTGGGGTAACTGCGGATGAAACAATAAAAGCTCGTGAAGAATTTGAAAAAGCTAGAGTAGAATTAGAAAATATGGCAAATACAGTTTCAGAAGCATCTAAAAAAATTGCTGATGATATAAATAAGTTCCAGAAAACTATTATGGATGCCTTGAAGGAACGATACTCAGATGAATTAAAATTACAGGAAGAATCTATAAATACTGAAATCAAAAATTTAGAAAAATGGAAAGATGAAAGTATAAATAGGATAAATTCTGTTTATGATGCTAAAATAAAAGCCATTGATGATGAACTAAAAGCCTTAGATGAAGCTGAAAAAGAAAAGGAAAGACAAGAGAAAGATAATGAAGATTTAGATAAAATAAATAAATTGAAACTTGCTATTGAATATGAGCATGATGAATTTAACAAAGAACAATTAGAAAAAGAGTTGGAAAAAGCTATAAATGAAAGAAATGATAGATTAGAAAAACAGGCTTTAGAGGATAAGAAACAAGCATTAAAAAATCAAAAAGATACATTAGAAGAGAAAAAGAAAAATGAAGTTAAAAATATAACCGATATTTTTAATTTAGAAAAGGCTTCACATGAAAATAGACTTTCTGAATTAAAAAAGTTTTATGATGAAAAAACTAAAGAAGCAGCACTTCAAGCAGAAGCAGAAAAAATGATTATGGATAAAAATCAAAAGGATATTATAGATTTACTATATAGTTATAGTAAAGAATATTTAATGGCAGGAAGTACATTAGGAGAGCAACTCGTACAAGGGTTTAAGCCAAAAATCCAAGAAATAAAAGATATGATTGCTTCTATAAATAAAGAAATAGCTAGTGCTAGAGAAAATGCATTACAAGTACAAAGTGCAGCTAGGAGCATTACTAATAGTAATGTAACCAATAATGCCAATAAAACTAATAATTTTAATGTTAATGTACAAGGATATAGTGCTAGTAGAGATATAGAGAGTACTATAAATAGGCTGGCATTTACTGTTTAAGGGGGAGAGCTACATGCAAAAACTAAATATAATAAATAGCAATGGTAAAGAGCTTATATTAAGTAGCTCCAAGCCTTTTATATTTAGAAGTATAGGAAACACTGGAAATAATAGCGCTAATATATACAGTTCTACTGGAGCAGGTCAAGATGGAATAAGCATAGATGCCATAACATTAAAGGAAAGGTTATTACCTATAGTCGGTGGAATATTTGGAGAAAGTAAAGAAGATTTGCATAGAAAAAGGGCTTTTTTAAGCTCTTTTTTTAATCCAAGAGATAAATTTTCTATAACATATAAAGATGATGCTAAAACTAGAAAGATATTTGGAATAGTACAAGATATAACATTTAATGGTGTTGTAGGAGTTACACAAGAGTTTTTAGTACAGGTACTTTGTCCTAACCCATACTGGATAGAATTAGAAGAATATAAAACAACAATAGCCTTATGGCAAGGTGATTTTGAATTTCCTTTAGAAATTCCACCAGAAGGTATAGAGATGGGACATAGAGTTAGTAATCTTATTTGTAATATAGCAAATAAAGGAGATGTGCTTACAGGTATGAAGATACAGTTCAAGGCACTTGCTACTGTTGTAAATCCAAGTCTCTTTAATATTAATACTAGAGAGTTCATAAAAATAAATCGTTCACTTAATGCTGGAGATGTGTTAGAAGTAACAACTGAAATTAATAACAAAAGGATAGAGTTAATTAAGAGTAATGGCACTAAAGAAAATGTATTCTATTGGCTTGATTTGGAATCAGACTTTTTGCAACTTGATAAGGGCGATAATCTCTTTAGATATGATGCTGAAAAGGGTATAGATAATTTAGAAGTTGTTATATATCATACTCCTTTATATTTGGGGGTGTAAATTTTGAGTTCTATTAAAATTTTAGATAAAGATATAAATCTATTAGGTATTATAGATACTTATGAGAGTTTTAGTCTCACTAGAAGGTTTTATAATTATGGTGAATTTGAATTAAGGATAAGTGCTAATAAACCCCACGTAGATAAATTAATAAAAAATAATCTTATCTTATTAGGTAAAGCTTATAACAAAGTAGGGATAGTATTACACAGAGAATTTAATTATCAACAAGGTGGAGAAAATACAGATTTATTATTAATTAAAGGGATAACATTACAAGGTTTAACTAAAAGAAGACGAATAGTCCCACCAGTAGGACAAGATTTTGATAGCTGTATTGGTAACCAAGAAACTATAATAAAATATTTTGTAGATAAAAACTGTATTAATCCATCGGACAGTAAAAGGAAAATAGATAATCTCATACTAGCGGAAGATAAAAAACGTGGTAATGAGGACAGATGGCGTGGCTCTTATGAAAATTTAGCTGATAAGTTACAAATCATAGGAGAATATAGTAAGCTTGGCTGGAATATTTCTTTAGATCATAAACAAAAGAAATTTATTTTTGATGTAATACAAGGAAGAAATTTAACAGTTAATCAAAATACAAATCCTCCGGTTATTTTTAGGAGTGATTTTAATAATATTTCTACAAGACATTATATAGAAAGTATAATAAATAGTTCTAATGTAGCTTATACAGGAACTAGAGAAGATAAAGACAAATTAGTATTACAATTAGGAGAATCAACGGGATTTGAGAGAATAGAAACTTTTGTGGATTGTAATTCGGATGATGTAGAAGAAATAAATCAGACAGGCAAAGCGAAGTTACAAGAGCTTAAGGAACTAAAAACATTTAATTTGGATGTTAACCCATTAGAAACTTTTGTGTATGAAAAAGATTATGATTTAGGGGATATAGTTACGATACAAGATAGAAAATTAAAAATTACTATGGATAGTCAAATAACAGAGATTCAAGAGCAATATGGCAAAGAAGGGCTAAAGTTAAAAATAACATTTGGAAGTAGCATACCTACTTTATTAACTGCAATAAAAAGGATGGTGAGGTGAGAAAATGGAGAAAAGTTTTGCATTTAATAGTATTAATGGAGATAGGAGATATAAAGCAGAAGATTTTGCATCTTATTTTGCAAGTTTTATAGGTAATGGTGTATTCCCTAATCCTAGCACTAGCTTACAAGTAATAGCCAACAATGATATGTCTGTAACAGATAAACCAGGGAAAGGATGGATTAATGGATTCTACTATCAAAATACAGATGATTTTATATTAAAATTAGACGTTGCAGATGGTGTACTTAATAGAATAGATAAAGTGGTATTGAGGCTAGACTTTAATAAAAGATCTATTAATTTATACATTAAAAAAGGGGTATTTGCAAGTAGCCCAGTTGCTCCAACTCTTCAGCGCGATGCAGATGCATACGAACTAGGACTTGCAGATGTAAAAGTTAATGCTGGGGTAATTAAAATAACACAAGCTGATATAACAGATTTAAGATTAGATAAAAATCTATGTGGTATTGTGCATGGGGTAGTAGATCAAGTAGATATAACTACTATATTTAATCAATACAGTACAAGGTTTAAAATAAAATCAGAAGAATTTGAAAAAGAATTTGAAGCATGGCTTAAAACTTTAAAGGATGTTTTAGGGGAAGATACAGCAGGCAATCTATTAAACTTAATAACTAAAAATACTGAAAGTATAAAAGAAATTAATACACAATTGGCTAATATTACGACAAAACAAGGTGAATTAAAAAACTTAAAAACTACAAATAAAACTAATTTGGTAAATGCAGTAAATGAGCTTTTTACCTCTGCCAGTAACGGGAAAATTAAGGTAGCTACTGCTATTACTGGCAAAGGAGTACTAGCAAGCAGTAGCGATTCATTTGATACTTTATCAAATAAAATAGGGCAAATAAGTACCAACAACATAAAAAGTATTCAAAAGGGGAGCCGACCAGCATCTACAGGTTCTAATTCAATAATGGATTTTACCATAAATGCGGTAAATGTAGAAAATTCTATTATACTTATTCAGCCACTATCGGGTGGACAAGAAGATGCTCAATTTGCTGAATTTGTATCATCTACCAAAATAAGACTAAGTACTAAACAAGACAGAAAATCGCCGTGGGTTCCTTGGTATAAAAGTAGTCACCCTTACTATTGGACTGTCATTGAGTTTCAAAATATAAAAAGTATACAGAAAGGGGTGCAATTTTTTGACAGTTGGAATCGTCGCTCAATCGTCATAAACCCAGTAAATGTAAATAACAGTTTAGCTTTTGCGAACTTTGCAGGTTGGTACGATACTACGACAACAGGAATGTCAGCAAATATAGTCGCATCTAATAAATTAGACATTGAAGTTTATGGTGGAGGATTAGAAAAAGCAAGCTGGAGTGTGGTAGAATTTTTTTAATGCTAGATATATAAAGTTAATATTTTATGAGGAGGTTGTAATTTAATAATGATAAAATATGCAATTTTAAACAAGGATAATATAGCGGAGAGTATAGCCACATATTATACTGAACTTTTTGATTCACCAAAAAATTATATAGAGGTTGAAAGCGATGATTTAATGTGGCGTAAATATGATTTTAAAACCAAAAGTTGGAGTGAAGAAAAATTTGAGCCAACAAGTAATGCCCCATTAAATGAATTTGAAAAATTAAAAAAAGAAAATGAAGAATTAAAACAGGCTATAGCAGAGTTAAGCGTTCAAATTACTATGCAAAATAATTTAGGGGGAATGTAATGTGTTTAATAAAAATAGTGGATTAGTAAAAGTATGGGTAAGTTTAATTATGGCAAGTACTTATAAAAAAGAACAAGTACCAAAGCTAGACAATTTAAAAGAAGTCGTTTATGAAGTTTTAGAAGAAATGGCACAATAGATAAAAATTATGAAGTAAATAAAAACTTAATAAAGGCAAAATAAGGACCAGGAAGGTCTTTTTCTTTTGTCTTTTTTACAATACAAAAGAAGAAAAGAAAGGAATGATGCTAATGTTAAAACCACCGATTACGAGAATGGGAGGGAAAAGCATACTACGAAAAACAATTATAGAGATGATACCAAAAGATCATATCTGTTATGTTGAACCTTTCTTCGGAGCTGGCTGGGTTTATTTTGGCAAAGAACCTAGTAAGGTAGAAGTTATAAATGATATAGACAAAGAACTTGTAAACTTATTTAAAATGATTAAGTATCATGCCCCAGAAATAGAGAGGTTATTACAGTATGAATTTTCAGGAAGAGATATTTTTAAAGAGTATAAGAATTATACTATAGAATATCTTACAGAGATACATAGGGCTGTAAGATTTCTATATTTAATATCTCAAAGTTTTGCCAGTAAAGGAACTACTTATGGTTATAAGACAACAGGTAAACCAGCACAGCAAATATTTCTAAATGATTATCTTTTGAAATTAAGAGAAAGATTAAAAAGTACTTTTGTAGAAAATCTAGATTTTAAAACAATCATTGAAAAATATGATAGGTCACATACTTTCTTTTTCTGTGATCCACCATACTTTGAAACCACAGGTTATGGGAATGAATTTGGAGAAAAAGAACATTTAATTTTAAGAGATAAATTAAAAAAATTAAAAGGGAAATCCTTATTAACTATAAATGACCACCCGCAAGTAAGAGAATGGTATAAAGAATTTAATATAAAACAAGTTGAAGTTAATTATTCTGTATCAAAGGATAAAAAAGGGAGAGGAAAATACAAAGAATTAATTATAACTAATTATTAAAGGAAGGTGTAGAATGAATAAAGAAAATGTTTTTAACGGTATTGTAGCAGCTATAGGTACATGGTTTACTTATATCTTTGGTGCATGGGATACTCCTTTAGCAGCATTAGTAGGGTTTATGCTTGTAGATTATGCAACAGGAATAGCTGCATCTTATATAACCGACAAGCTTAATAGCAAAATAGGGTTTAAAGGTATTTTGAGAAAATGTATGATTTTATTAGTATTAATTTTAGGAGTACTATTAGACAGGCTACTCAACGATGGAACATGGGTATTTCGTACCCTTATTTGTTACTTCTACATAGCAAATGAGGGATTAAGTATTATAGAGAATGTAGGTAAATGTGGCATTAACTATCCACCAGCATTAAAAAATGCATTAGAGCAATTACAAGAAAAAGATATGCATAAAGAACAGGACAAATAGTCTTGTTCTCTTTTAATTAATTTTATAGGAGGTTTTTACATGAAAGGTATAGATATTAGTATGCATAATAATAATATTAATTTTGCACAAGTTAAAAATGAAGGTATCAATGTTGTTATTATTAAAGCAACCGAAGGAGTAGAATATGTAGATCCTTTTTTAAATCAGCACTATCAAGGTGCTAAGGCTCAAGATCTTAATATAGGATTTTATCACTTTATGTCAGAAAAAACTAGTCCAAGCCAGCAAGCTGTGGACTTCTGGAACGCTATAAAAGGGAAACAGTTTAATGTAATACCTTGTTTAGATATAGAAACTAATAACATGGGAAGAAGCCAAAAACAAATATCAGACAGATGCATAGAGTTCTTAACTAAATTTAAAGTTTTATCTGGTTATGATTGCCTTATTTATACAGGCGGTTATTTTGGAAGGGACAACTTAGATAGCAGGGTAAAGAAATGCAAAGGGTGGATTGCACATTATGGGGTTAGTTCTCCAATGGATACTGGTTTTACAATAGTGGGACACCAGTATACAGAAGATGGACGTATAAATGGTGTAAGTACTCGTGTAGACTTAAACAATTTTACAGATGGAATATTTATAAGCTCTAAAAATACCATTCAAGAAACTAAGGAAATGAAAATACAAAATATGTTAATAACCATAGGTTATCCTTGTGGATCTTCTGGTGCAGATGGAATAATAGGGTCTGGAACTATAAATGCTATAAAATGTTTTCAGAAAGATTGTAATTTAACTATAGATGGTGATGTGGGCTCTAAAACTTGGGATAAATTAGTTTATGAATATAATAAAAAATTAGGCATAAAGCCAAATAATAAGGAGGAAAAGAAAGTGGAAAGACCAAAATATGATGATAAGACTATGCCAACAGGAGAAAGTATATTTAAAATTCCAGGTACTACTGGATACATAGAGCAAGCTACAGATGGCAGACTAATAATACACAAAGATAGAGGAAATTATATAGCAATCGGTAAAGGCTTTATAGATTGCTATTGGAATGATAATAAAGGTAACGGTGGCAGAAAAAGATTAACAGATTAATTTTAGAGGTACTCTCTTTCGTGGGAGCACCTCTTTTTTTATTGGAAAAATTATTATAAAATATATGGATATTTCAATAAAAGGTGTTGACTTCCCATACTACGTGTAGTATAATTATAATTGTAGAAGGGAGGTGAGAAAAAAGGTGGTTGACAAAATTAAAAAAGTCGGTAAAGTGATTGAGGCACTTACCGACTTGGCACTTAAAATAGGCACTTTACTAGCGGTCATTAAAATGGTGCTAGATAGCCTAAAATAAACCCATAGGGAGGGTAAAACCTCCCTTACTAATAAAATATCACATTAGCCATCTTAATTCAACATGAAAAAAAGTTTAATAAAAGAAGCTTTAAAACTAGCAGGTAGTATAGCCTGGTTAATCATAATAATTGTTGGCTTAATAATCCTAATGATGAAAGGAGTATTTTAATTATGAATGATAAAAAATCACCTCAAACAATAGCTAACCAAAATTGGGAAAAGAAAAATAGAGAGTATGCAAGCTATTTGAAAAGTCGTAGCAGTGCTAGAAGTTTTATAAGAAATAAAGCAACACTAGAGGATATAGAAGAACTTAGGAATCTATTAAAAGAAAGAGAAGAATTATTAAAACAAGAATAAAGAGGGAGTTTAATATGAAAAAGGTAGTAAAGGGCTTAATAATAGGAATATTAATTGGAGCATCTACAAGGTTCATAGGGGTTGCAAAAGCAATATCCCCTGCAGAGGATAATTGCCCAGAGAATGGAGAATATATGTATTGTTTAGATAAGACTACACCACTTTGGATATCTATATATGATGTACATCAAGAAGAAAAATTTATTTATTTCCGACAACCAAATACAAATAAAATTATTAAACTAGCAGAACTAAAATAAAAACAAAGAGGTAGCTTTTTAAATAAGGCTACCTCTTTTTAATTATTTGTAACAATATATACAAAATTTGAACTTTATGTAAAAATATTATATAATCAACGTGGGATATATTTCATTTCATAGAAAATTTAAGGAGGATATTATATGGAATCACTTACAATTATTTTATTTTTAATTGGGTGTATTGGAGCACTTGTTGCGATTATATTAATAATTAAAAATGCTATTAAAAAGCAAGATAATAAAATGAATAAAAAAATATTAATAGGATCTATTGTGTTATCAATAATAGCGTTTATTGCAGTTCCTACCAAGTCTGATACTAAGAAAGATGTAAAAGCAAGTAATGAAGTTACAGCAGAGAATAAAAGTATTTTAAGCCTAAAAGATAAAGAACTACTAAAAAAGCATTATAAAGATTTTGATGATGCACAGATAACTCAATTTTCTCAAATAGAAAAGAAGTATCAAAATATGAGTGAAAAAGAAAAAGCAAGTATTAAAAATGATTATGAAAGATTATTAAAAGAACAAGATATTCAAGCCAAACAATTACAAGAGGAAGAAAAAAAGAAAGCTGAAGAAGCTAAAGCCGCCGAAGCTAAGAAATGGAATGATTTTGTAAATAAAAATACTAAAGAATTATCCGCAGGTGAACATACTGTAGGAAGTCATATAGATGCAGGGGCTTATGATGTGACTTTTAATGGCCAAGGTAATTTTAATATATATTCAACAGATGGGTCCTTATTAACTAATGAAATAGGTGGAGATGATTTAGGTATTGATAAGTATAGAATAATATTAACACAAGGAAATAAAATAAAAATTTCCAGTATGAGTGTTAATATGAAACCTATAAAAAGAAGCTTAATACCTTATAAAGAAACAAGTATTTATTCTGGTTATTGGATTTGCGGACAAGATATAACAGAAGGAAGATACAAAGCTATGGCTGAAAGTGGTCAAGGGAATTTTATAATTTATGACAAATCTGGAACACCAAAAACAAATGAAATATTAGGCGGGGATTTAGGTGTTAAAGAAGTAACTATAGATTTAGAACAGGGAGATATAATAAATGCAGCAGGATTAAAAAGTATAAGATTAGTGCCTGAAAAATAAGAAATATATTACACATAGATAAGAACTCTAGAGGGTTAATCTTTAGAGTTTTTATTATATCCAGGTATAATAATTTTAATCTAGTTAGTTAAAATTTGATGATTTATTTACAAATAATACATTTTTGTTATAATTAAACTATATTGCTTAACAGAGGGGGATTAGTACATGAAGAAACTAATATCTATATTAATATCAGGAATTTTAACCTTAGGATTAGTTGCTTGTAGGTCTACACAAACAAACAATGAAGAAAACAAAAATAATGATAAACCAAAACAAGAACAAACTAAAAAGGAATCTATGAAAGAAGAAAGTCAAGAAGAATTAAATAAAAAAATAAAAGATTCTGCTGTAAAGGCTGATTTTGTAAAAATTAATGGACATGAAAAAGAGTTAAAAGGGAAATCATATTATATAGAAGGAGAAGTGACTTTTATTGATAATACTAACTCAGTATTACCTAAGTTTACCCTAAAAACAAAAGAGGGTGAAGGATATGGTATGTATGATGTCCAAAACTTTGGAAAGGCAGAAGTAAAAGAAGGAGACAAAGTAAAAGTTTATGGCAAGCTAAATGAAAATAAAAGTGAAACAGGTGCTCCACAAATTAGTGGTAATGTTATAGAAAATCAAAAATAAGTCTTGGATAATACCAAGGCTTATTTTTTTATATAATTTTATAAAAACATAAGAAAATTATACTATGTATAACTTTAAAATATTTATATTTCTTAATTGTATAACTTTTAAATAGATTAGGTATAACACTGTAACACTCTTTATATGTGGATAACTTATGTGTAATCATAATGCTATATGTATATAACACACATATGGTTAAACATATATTTACCGCAGTATCAGCTGTTCATATTCCACATGTGATTATATTAACTGATATAACAATACTATAGTTAATAATATTTTATAAATAATATTATTAATACATACTAACTACTACAACTAACTAATATTATATACCTAAGAGTATACTATAAAATAATGGGGAATAGTTCTTTTGTCAAACGCGATTTTGTTACTTAACAATAAAAACACATTTCAACATAACAACAAATATGATATAATGGATATATGGAATTGAACGGAGGGATAGATATGGCAAGAAAAGCTATAAATACAACGGTTGATGAAGATTTAATGAGGGATATAAAGCTATTAGCGTTAAATATGAATTGCAAAATAAATGATTTAATTGAAGAAGGATTAAGATTAGTATTGCAGAAACATAGCAATAATAACCAAGGCAAATAGGCCTTGGTTTATTTTTTTATTCTAAAATATGTTGTTGACAACATAACAACATAAATGTTACACTATAATCAACATAACAACAAAACAACAAAACAATACAAAGGAGTGGTATAACATGTCAACTAAAGGATTTAGCCAGATAGATAATAAGTTAATATTTGATTTAGATTTATCAGCATCAGCTTTTTTTCTTTATGCTAAATTGCAGTATTTTTACAATATGGACAACTTTAAATTAAATAGAGAACATATAAAGTCCATTAGTGGTTATGGAGAAACTGCCTTTAGAAAAGCATGGAAAGAACTTAAAGATAAGGGAATACTTATACAAACTAAAAAAAGAGTTAAAGGAAAATTTATTTATGAATATTATTTAAAATTTAAAGTTGAATCTAAAAAACAAAAGAAGGGAGAAGTTAAAAAAGAGCAACAAAAACCAGTTGATAGTGATGGTGCTGTCCCAATGGAAGGACAAATATATATATATGATGTTTTAGAGAATATAGAGGAAGATACAAGTCAAAATATATCAATAGTATCTAAGGAAACTGGATTAAATGAAAAAGAATCATGTAAGCTCTTAGAGGTTGCTAATAATGATATTGATAAGGTGATAGAGTGTTATAAATATGTTTTAAGTCAAAAGGATGTAAAGAATATATTTAACTATACTAAATGGAGCATCAGAAATAATAAAACTTTAAATAATGTGTTTGCATCAAATAAAGTGGATAGATTTAATGATTTTGAACAAAGGAATTATGACTTTAAAAAGTTAGAAAATTTATTAATAAATAAAGTGGGAACTTATAAAGAGTGTTTAAGGAGTTGATAGTATGGTTCTAGGGTTAAGAATAAGGAAAATGAAGAGACTTATTTTACATCGAGAAGATGCAGGAACTAGAACAATATGGAAATCACATATAAAATTTTTAGAAAGTAAATTAAATAATAAATAGGAGGATTTTAAAAATGGAAATAACAGTTGTAGATTTAGGAAATATAAATGTTAAATATGTAGGGGAGAATAAAGGTAGATTTAGCAGCAAAATAACTAATGATTACCAAAGTTATGAGGAAGGTTTTCAAAGAGTAGAATATAATGGAACAAAAACATATATAGGGGTAGGAGAACTCTCAAGAGAATTTAATAAAGCAGATAGAGATTATATGGCTCAATTGCTTTATGCACTTGGAAAGGCTAATAATAGTGGCACAAAGGAAACTAATCTTACATTATTACTACCAATAATACAGATGAAGAATAAAAAGAAGTTAGTTGAAACTCTTAAAGGTAAAACATTTAATTTTAAGTTTAATGGAATAGATAGAAGTATAAAAGCAAACGATTTATTAGTATTACCTGAAGGATATGCTAGTTATTATAGTTTATCTGAAGAAGATAGAAAAGGAGATATTTGTATAATAGATTTAGGCTCTAGGACAATTAATATATGTGTGTTGGAGAATGGTAAAATAGTTAAAATGAATACTGTTAAGCTTGGGAGCTTTGACTTCTACAGCAAAATAAAAAGTATAGAAAATGCAAATGGTGAGGATTTTATCGAAGAAGATATACAAAGATTAATAGATAATGGATTAATTAAAGTAGAACCAAAACAGTATATAGATTTTTTAGAAGAGATATTAAATGCAATAAAGCCTTATGTTAACCTAAAAACTTATAATGTTATATTTACAGGTGGGACAAGTTTAATGCTAAAGGATTATATAAGTAAATTACCTTTGAATAAATTTAAAGTACATCCAAACGCATTAACTAGCAATGTAGATGGAGCTATGGAAGCTTCTAAAAAGGTGTGGAATAATGGCAATAAGTAAGAATAGTAGAAGGATACAATTTACACTAAATACATCTAAAGAAAAAGAAAAACAGATAATACAATTCCTTGATGAGTGCTTAAACCCTAATAGCACTATCAAGGAGATTATTTTTAACTATATAGTCACTCACTGTGATGCACCGTTACCACAAGTTGTTCAATCGGATATATCTCAAAGTTACACAAAGTCATTACAAGTAAGTAACTTTAACGATAATATAGTAAGTGATAGTGATTGTAAGTCAGTAGAAGTGGGTAACTATGAGGGAAAATTATACGAAGTTAGTGAAATTGAACAAAATGAAATTGAGGAATTAAATAAATTTTTGTAA